TGTTTGAACTACCATACTCTTTTTACTAGCCCACTGTGGAACATTATCTTTACTGTACATATCTTTTCCTATTAATTATTTCAATTGCTGATTTTGATAATTTGCCACCCTCTACAGTATTCCATCCCATGTATTCAAATGGTCTAAGTATACGTTCAAGTTCATATGCTTGTTTTATATTACAAACACACAGGCGAGTTCTTATAATCGCATCTATTCCGTATTGTGCAAAAGCTAAATGCAATGGATTATAAGGATTATAAGAACTCTTGAATTTATTACAATGCTCTCTAAATCGAATATCAATCAAGCGAGTAGTTACACCAACGTATCCTTGTGTAAATACGTCAGTGTCATTTTTCAGGTGTAACCAATATACTGCAGCTACTTTTTCAGTATTGCGCTGCAAGAGCTTTGCCTCGTAAAACTCGTCACGCTGCATTTTCTAGATTACTAGAACTTGTATCTTGACCAGATGGAGAAGTTGCTGTACCTTCACCTGCGGTTTTAAATCCATCTCCACTACGAGAAGTCATCTTAGGTAAATACTCTGCATTTGGTTCTTCATCAGCAGCTAGAGAGTCTACACCAATTGATTCACGAACTCTATTGAGTACTGCACGATCAACTTCAAGCACTGAAGTACTAGCGAAACGCTGAACAGCTTTGGAGAATGATTCTAAGTCTTCGATCTCTAGGTTGTCAAAGTCCATATGACCCATACGAGAAGTGTCCCAACCGTTTAATTGATAGGTTTGTTTAATCAAATCTTCATTGATAACATCACGAATCTTCTTGAGCATAGATTCTGCAGCAGTAGCAGATAGGGAGTTTTTAACTTGACCTAAAGCGTTAGAGCCACCACCAGATTGACCTAAAACAAGAATATCAGCAAATAAAGCAGTCAAGATTAGATTTTTATAGTATTCTTTAATCTTGGACGTATCCATTGCTTTACTACCGTTTAGAGATAGTAACTCAAGTTCAAACAAAGGCTGCTTTGTGTCAGGATCATGAGCTTGTGGTAAAATCAAAGCAGACTGCTGATTTAGCTGCAAGTTACGCATTACATTTTCATAGTATGCACGAATTGCTTTTTGATCAGGAGAAGCTTCTGAAGATAGATACTGTGGAGGTAGCTTTAGTACAGGAAGACCAGCTAAATCTTTAGCTACACCGTTAGCTTCAATCTCTTCGATTACGCTAAGGAAACGCCAAGACAGATATGCATCTCGTAGCATTGATTTACCGAAAGGATCACCTTTGTGTTTACCTGCACGAAACAGCATAATCTTGCTGCGAGGTAAAATTACTTCATTATTTGTGCGGCTACTGTAGCGATTATAAACATCAGATACAGCAGAAAGGTTTTGCTTTACACCCTTTACTTCATTACCGTCTTCACTGAAGATAAACTTTTCAATAGTCTCTTGATTACGAATTGGAAGCTTTTTCCAACCAATGATACCGTCATCGTATTTTGAACCGTTGGATTTCAAACGTCTACGATAGACTTTTTCATGCACAGAAAAACCATACATATTAGCAGACATTGCCTCAGAGATAAATTCAGACCATGTTTGATCTGTTAAATCTTGCATCATTTCGTTAATGATTTTGGCATGTTCGTTCTCTTCAGGTGTAGCATCTGCAACAGGCTTGAACTTCCAATCGGCTTTACTTACAATATTTTCAAACAATGTCAACGCAGAATTAATTGTAGCGTGATAAGACATTTGTTTATAAGTATCAATACTGTTAGGAAAGTTTAGTTCTCTTTTGAGTTCATCATTAGAAACACCGTTGAAGACATTTAAACCAAGATAACCTGATTCACTTAATTTGAAGCGATCTGGCGTATCATCCACTGCTTTTTGTACTGAGTTGTTTTGTGATTTACGTGCCATTAACGGCTCCTTTAATTATGAAACTAATGAACTTTGAAATGTAGGGATATTGGAACCTGTTATACTTCCATCGAATGGATTAGTACCTGTAAAATCAGGTAATGAGAACACAGGTAATTGTGTATCTTTGTTTAATAAAAGCATTGCATCTGAGCAACAATCTACTTGGTCATCCTTCTTCTTAGGATCACCATCGAACACTTCTAGTTCATCAAAGAAATCTTTGTTCCAGTTAGCTTTTACTACGTTAACGAAACCAGCTTGTGCAATACTTGAGAATGGCGCAAAACGAGTAATCTTGGATTTGACAGGTTTAGTTAGTCTTACACTAAAACCCATTTCAGCTAACTTTCGTTGCAAATCCTTAGCATAAGCACCAGCGGCTGCTGCAGGGTCCAACGGAATACTAATAATTACATCTTGACCATCGTGCAAAGCAGTATCGAATACTAACTTTTCTACTTCATGCACTCTATCTCGTAGGGATACTACATCTTCTACTGTATAAAGATTATTTGGGTCTTTTGAGATTAATACACCTCTTGACCAATCGGGGTTAGGATATTGCTCTGAGGGTTTACTAAACGCAAAGTCCCAAGCTCTAATTCTTTTTCTAGCTCTACCGTTTGCATGATCTACAAGACCTACCCATTCACGTTTAAATAGCCCTGCTGACTCTTGACGAGCAAACCATGAACCGTCTAACAATCTTTCTTTCTCTACACGAGGTAAGGACATCAAACGACTGATATAATCTGGTTGTGCTTTAAGTAAAGGTGGGTTATCTCTGCAAGTTGCACCAATAAAGGTAAAAGAGCTAAGACCAGATTCGTTACCTTCACCGTGTACAGCTTCAGCTTGTGTTAAACTGTCGTACCAAAGCATTGCGTTACCTTGACGAAAGAAGTAACGCTTGTGACCTGATTTTTCTGGAAGGGGAATACCTGTGTTTGGGTCTAAGTAATAATCTTCAATCCATGATCGTAAAAATGAATTATAATCAGGGTTGGTCATCATGAACATCTGAGGCTTATAATCTACATAAGCATTACGCATACGAGATAATAGATACACTACCATCTCTTCTTCAAAGTCAGTTGCTTCGTCAAAGATTACCAGAGAGTATTGACCACCTTTGTGATCATACATGTTGGTAGCGTGTTGCATGTGACTGAATTTTAGTAGTGCTCCATTTGGAAACACCAACTCAAGTTCTCTTGAGCGAATTCTAAGATTAGGATATATTGCAGTGTATAGATTGACAGCTTCATGCCAGATTGAACCGGGAGCAGTAAGCATCTTAGATGTTCTACGAAAGATAACACCTGTTGCTCTAGGATGCTGCATGAACTTTAAAGCGATCAAAAGTGAAGTATAAGTTTTACCAGAACCTGCAGCACCACCAGCCAAAGTAATGGTAGCATCACTGTTCAAGAATTGCTCTTGCTTTTTAGATGCAGGTGCTATAGTTATTTGTTCTGACATTTTTATCCTTATTCTTCGTTAACAACCTTCAAGCTGAAAATTGCTGCATTATTTTGCTGTACTTCTACACCAGCTTCATCGGCTTGATCTTCACCATCGTACATGTCTAGAGTAAGTCTGCGATAGTTATCCAAAAGGATGGTTGCAGCTTTTAACTGATTTTGGTGACTAGCTTCTGCATTCTTCATAATGGCTGCAGCTTGCATAATCGCTTCAGCTACGTGAGGTTTGATCTTGCGTAGTAGCATGACTAGCTCACGCTCTTTTAACTCACGGTTTGTTGGTTTATCCACGATGCTATCTCTGCGAGGGCGACCGTTTGGATTACCTGATTTACCTTTTTCGAACATATTTATTCTCCTGTGTATTAGTTCTGGTTACGACTCCAGAGTAGCCTTTTCGTATCTACCGCAGATGAGTACGCTGTATTCTTTGCATAAGCACTTGGCGATGCTTACCTAGAGCTATCAAACTCCATGTTACCACGCAACAGATTCGTGGGACGCCTAAAACCGAGGTGACTTCGGACCCAAGGTAGGTTTGGTATGTCCTTTGTCTATGGACAGTGGACAGTGTAAGTATGCGTTTTAACTTATAGCGTAGGGCGCATCCCCTGCTACTTCCCGTAATAGCCGAAGCTACCTCTCGAACGGTTCTTTGGTGGAGCAGGTAGGGATCGAACCTACTGTGACCTGAGTCGGAGGATTTACAATCCCCTGCCATACCATTACGGCGGCTACTCCTGTTTGCTATTTGCGAATAGCGAATATTGGTCTATATAGATGGATTCGAACCACCGACTTCCTGACCCAAATCAGGTGACTTAACCAGACTAGCCTATATATAGATTGATTGGCAGAAGTAACAGGATTCGAACCTGTGGGCAGCTTTCGCCACCGATGGTTTAGCAAACCATTGCCATAAGCCACTCGACCATACTTCTGTAATATTGGCTGGCAAATGTGGGATCGAACCACAGACCGAACGGTTAACAGCCGTTTGCTCTACCTCTGAGCTATATGCCAATAAATTTTTGGTACTACCACAGAGAATCGAACTCTGCTTGCCGGGATGAAAACCCGGTGTCCTAACCGATAGACGATGGTAGTTTAAATGGATGCGGAGGAAGGACTTGAACCTTCTGCGCCGAGCTTATGAGACTGACGGATACCCTGAATCCCCGCAGTGTATTCTTTAAATTGAATCTCCAGTATCTTCATTTGGATCATCATAGATCACAGCTTGAGTCTTACCTGAAGGATGCCTTAGCAATTCTACTTCAACTTGCATCTCAGAGTCAATTTCATCTAAAACGATGGATTGACAACTTTCGCATTCAAACCCTTGATTAAAAACCGAGCGTTTAAAGTATTGGTTACAGATTATGCATTTCATAGGCGTATTCTTATTATTCTTTCATTATAGACATAAACATGTCATTTTGTCAAGTATGGTGTAAAATTAGTGCTTTACTAACGAGCATAGCGAATTAGTGCTGGTTACTTATCCAGCTCATACTGAAGCATCTAACGCTGAAAGGAGGAAAGGGCAATTAGACTAACATATGAAGGTTTACTTCTATGCAGGTTTAAACTGCTATTGTCTTTGGCAGGGTTGCTGCGCTTAATACAGCAATTTACACAATGTACTATAATTTAATTTACATAGAAGCCTTGATTATAGCACACGAATGCTGAAATTTCAAGAGAAATATCAATCGAATACGCAATATCTGTTTAAAATCTTAGCGTACTTCAGTTGAAGCTTTGTGTATAGCCTTTTTGCTATAACTATGTCTTGCACAACTAAAATTTTATCTTTGGAGTTTTCTTTCCAAGTTAGCAAATATGAGAACACATCCTTTGCATGTGGATTTAGTTTTAAAGCACCAGATAAGTTTCTATGAGCTTCTTTAATACTATTATAAGTTTTCTTAGATATTAATTTTAGATTAATATAACGATAATCAGTTTCATCTAAGTTTTTATGCAATACTACTTTATCTTTTTGCACAATAATGTTTTGCACAAGTTCAATTGCAAACTTATTAGCTTTTAACTTCAATCTCTTACTATCTTTATAAAATATAAGATAACCATCTTCATTTGGAAATATTCGTCTGTATCTGCAGTTATTCTTTAAGATAAAGAATGATCCTTCGAATATATCATAATCTATGATTTCTTTTAGTTGTGTCATGTTCATAGTTGCACCTTTATCTTTTGCACAATCATAAGTTTAGATTAAACGCTCTATACGCTCGTTTCATGCCTTCAGGCTACATACCCCTAGACTATGTGAAATTAGCTCCTTGTAGCGCCTTCTAGGGGCTTTGCTGAAGGTTTTACATGAGCAGCATCAACTGCAATTGACACCGTGCATTCTGCAAGAAAGCCAACCGGCTTGAGGACATGCCTAGCGGAGCACAAAAGAAAATAATAAATTTGCGTAAGTTACAATATAGATTATAACATAGATAAAATTAGTTAAACCTATATTAATAACGTAGATTATATCTTATATTATTATATCTTAATACATTATAGCATAGTATTAACGTTAACATCTAATGTTACTATCTATAGTACTATTAGATATTAACATCTGAAGTTACAGATATAGTAATATAGGTTATAACATAGATTAAACTGATGTTATAACTGTAGTTATATACGTTAGTATATTCTTAGTGTAGCATGTGTTTTTACGTTTGTCAAGCTTTATTTTAAATATTTGTGCAATGCTTGACTTATACCTTGTGATGTGCTACAATGGGATTGTTCAGGTGCAATCTGAGCTTAACTTTAATAAGGAGTACCTATGGAAATTAAAAAAATTGAAACTTATAGCTTATATGAGTTCTGTCAAGTTGTGCAACAAAGTGTCATTGACGGTTGGCGATTTGACTTTGAGAGCAACGAATTGTTCCCAACTGCATTTGGTTCAATGCTAGTTACTGGTATGGTTAAGAAACCTGCTGAAACAGTTGTAGATAATACTCAAGACAATGCGGTAGATAAACTTGTAGAAGAGTTTACAGATAAACTACAAGATATTATTGAAGATGAATCTGAAGTTAATCAAGTTAAACGTGGACGTAAACCAAAACAATAATATATCATCCGATACCTTGAGATAATAATCAAGGTATTATTATTAATATATCCTATAGTAGTAAAGGGGATTTATGAAGAGAAATCAAAAAGTACAATCTGATCGTGTACAAAAAGAGAAGTTTAGTAGAGTACAGTTTCCAG